TTCCAGTTTCTAGTTGACCTACGTAATCTTGTATATAGCTTTCAATAGCAGATGCATGGGCTTGTTTTATATCTTCACTAGAGTTAGGTATACCACCTATTTCTTTTTCAGTAGTAGATAATTTGTTCCATACTTTATCTGGTCGGTTCATACTATAACCTCTATAGCCTCTTCTTTTTAAATAATACAATAATCTAGGTTTATTGTTTTCAGCTAATATCGGCATACCATAAAAATGCAAAGCCATCAATACTTCTTCAAAAAATATTTCTGCTGTTTGAGGTCTTGCTATGTATTCTAAAAAAAACTTATTAGGTGGAGCATCTTCCATAGAAAACTTATTTAATCCATGAAGTGATCCATTAGAGCCTTTCCCATCAACAGTGCCACTAATATCATAACTATCACAACCAAAAGCTCCAATGTGTTCGTTGCCAGGATATTTGACGCCATTTTTTAAAATCATTTTATTTTGTAAATGTACTGGTGGTATCCAAGAAACAAAGAATCTTCCACTTTGTGATGGAACAAAAATAACTCTTGAATCTTTAATACCGTTCTCCCACATGAAAGAACCTTGCGTAATATTGTAACTGTTTAACAACTCTGCGTTGTAGTCTATTTGTTCGTATATTTTAGTTAAGTTAAATAAACTATTTTTAGTCTCATCTCTAAATGCATGCTTTTCAGTTCTTGGAAACTGCCTATAGTATTCATTTAAACTATCTTGATCTTGTTTTAATCCGTCTACTTCATTATCCCAGTGTTCTATTACTCCGATACTAATTGGGACATTATCAATTCCGAGGACTTTATTTTTTGGCGTAATGAATACAGGTAATCCAAAAGTATCCATGAATCCTTCGTAGTTCCACTCCATAGGGATGAAAAGAGAATACAATCCGCTACTTGTTTGTCCATTTCTATTTCTTTTTTTAACGTCTGAATTGTAATAGAGTTTTTTGAAGTTATTTCCACCTTTATCTAATGAGTTTGAAGTTGAGCCCATCATACATTTACCTACGATTCTACGTCCTAGTCTTAATGTAGTTTTTGTAACTCTCCAGTTATTTAAT